GCATGGTTCCGTTGGCTGAATGCATTGCCGAAGCTAAACCATATCCGATCGAAGGTACATACAATTCAAATGACCTATCCGAATCCATAGACAGATTGTATGATACTGGAGTAGACAAGGGAGTATCCACTGGTTGGATGGGGCTTGATAAGTTGTATATGATTAGACCCGGCATCCTGTCTGTTGTTACTGGCATACCAAGTTCTGGTAAATCAAATTGGATTGATGCGATGATGGTTAACATAGCCGATGAACATGGGTGGAACTTTGCTATCTTCTCTCCAGAGAATCAGCCATTAGAAGATCACATGGCTAGAGTCTTAGAGAAGTATGTCGGTTCTCCATTCATGGATGGGCCTAACATGCGTATGAGCAGGGAGGAACTTGCAGATGGAAAGTCATGGTTGGCTAATCATTTTACTTGGATACTGCCTAATGACGATAAGCAATGGACACTTGATATTATTTTAGATGCAGCCAAACGTCTCATATTAACTAAAGGTATAAGAGGATTAGTTATAGACCCTTGGAATGAGATTGAGCATGATAGGGATGACCGGCAAACAGAAACAGAATATATATCCATGTCTCTTAAGAGAATAAGGCAGTTCGCCAGACGTTATGGTATACACATATGGGTTGTGGCTCACCCCGCTAAGATGTACAGGGATAAGCAAGGTAAGATTCCTGTACCCACACCGTATGACATATCAGGTTCTGCTAGGTGGAGAGATAAGTCTGATAACTGTGTAACAATATGGAGAGACTTATCTGACAATGATAATATCATAGTGCAAATCCATGTACAGAAGGTGAGGTTCAGACAAGACGGGCGCATAGGAGTAGGGGAGTTATCTTATAACTGGTTGGTTGGAACATACCACGAACCTATGGAGGCCGCTAGGGAGATACCCTCAGTGGTGGCATACTGAAAATGAAATACAATTTCTTAAAGGAAACCGAAGATGGTACTGTACTGTACAATAAAAATGATAGATACGTAGGTAAATCCATAGCTACGTATGGAAGGTATCAACTAGAAGAATTAAAACTATTTGATAAGTATATTCAGAAAGGAGATACGGTCATAGATGTTGGTGCCAACATAGGAACACACACTTTATGGTTCGCCAATAAGGTTGGAGCGGACGGATTTGTGTACGCATTTGAGCCACAGAGATTACTGTTCCAAACTCTATGTGCTAACCTGGCACTTAATTCCATACAGAATGTAGACTGTAGACAACTAGGGGCCGGTTATTCTCAGAGAATTATTAAGGTTCCGTTGCTCGACCCAACAAAAAAGAACAACTTTGGTGGGTTAAATATTGAGGGCCATTCAGAAGGTGAGAAAGTTGCTATATGTAGATTAGATGACATAGGATTAACTAGGTGCGCCTTCATTAAGATAGATGTAGAGGGAATGGAGCCTGAGGTATTACAGGGAGCCATGAATACTATTGTGGAATGTAGGCCAGTTCTTTGTTTGGAACTGGAGAAAGACGAGAATATAGAATTTCTTCAGGTTCTATTAGAGGAATTAAAATACAAGGCTGATACACATACACCCCCACTTTATTCTGATGACTACGAGGCAGAGAATGTATTTGGAGAGACCACCTCAAAAAATGTTTTGGCTATCCCATTGGAGTCATAGACTATGGCAACATGGAAAAAGTTTGAGAGAGATATAGCAGCTGCTCTTACTCAGATAGGAGACAGGGCGCAGAGAATACCTGTCACTGGTAGAGTGAGGGGCAGCGCACCAGATGTATCAAGTGATATGTTCTCCATTGAATGTAAGTACAGAAAATCAATACCTCTCTGGATAAAGGACGCTATGGATCAAGCGGTAGCTTCCTCGCAGATGGACAGCAGTTCAAATAAACCTAAAGTTCCTGTAGTATTCTTAAAGGAGAAGCAAAAGAAATTGAAAGATACACTAGTAATCATGAGGCTTGATGATTTGCTTAAGTCAATATCACTAGACTCAATGGGAGTAGACGATGACTAACTATGTGCATGTTATAAAAGAGTCATACTATCAAAGGGTAGTACCAACACTTGAGTCCGATCAGGTAGAAGAGAGTCCATTTGAACCAGCACCATGCGATGAATGTGAGTCATACTATTACTGCGAGCATTACGAAACAGCGTGTAAGGACTTTGCTTACTATGTAAGGACTGGAAAAATTCTTAATGAAGACAGGTCCACATCCACTATAATATATAACCGACTATTTAAAAGGAAAAAACATGTCAGGACTTGAAGTAATGGCTTCACTTGCGCCCAAATCATCCTCTATCTTCAAGGTTAGGGATAATGTTCCTTGGCAAATTGTGTGCATGGCTCTTGCCAAGATAAGCAACGAGGCCTCAACATATGGGAGATTAAAATACTCTCTTGAGTATTCATATCACAGAAGGGTTAGGAACACAATACTTAAACGCGTCATGAAAGTGCGATGGAACACAACTGCAAAGTGGAAGCCAGATAAAGATTTCTGTGTGAAGGTTGCAGATCTAGCCTTAAAGGAGTCACTAGACCCGCAATGCTGTCCTAAGTGTAGCGGAAGGGGTAACGTTGTAGTAGATGACACTCTGTATACATGCACACTGTGTTTAGGGGTTGGCATTAAGTCTATGCACGATAGTATTAGGGCTGATTATCTGGGAGTTCATAGACATACATTCAGGAAGAACATTAAGTATCACTACTTCAGAGAAGTTATGTCCATAATAAGAGATTGGGAAGATGAGTTGATACGAGCGTTTAAGAGGAGGTGAGCATGAAACTAACTTCTAAAAATTATCTTAAGTGGGTGGCTGGTAAGCGATGTATATACCATGGCACTACAGAGACAGTAGTTCCACACCACATACGCAGCATGAAGTTAGGAGCCGGCATGGGGCTTAAGGCGCCGGACATTAACACTGTACCAGTGTGTCATGAGTGCCACACCAACTGCCACAACGGAACAATAGATATGGAAACACAACTTATGTGGTGTTTACAAACCATAAACAACGCCTTAGCTGAGGGGGCTATAACATATGGATAAGGTAAAGTTTGTACTAAGAAATCCAGAAATATTGGGAAGGTGCTTAGGTAAGATAGAAGCAATGTTCTTTGCTCCTAATACAGAAGCAGACCTTGAGGTAATAGTACAGGAGTACAAGACGAGCCGATCTACTGAGCAGAACAATAGGTATTGGATGTTGTTAAGAAAGTTCTCGGAAGAAACTGGTCATTCGGTTGATGAGTTGCATGAAATATTCAAGCGTGGTATACTAGGCTCCGAGATGATTAAGAACCCCATCACGGGGGAAGAGCATGTAGCAACTAAAGGAACTTCCAGTTTAAGTGTAGATGAGTTCCTTCAGTACATGCAAAGAGTTGAACAGCAGATGGCAGAGTACGGCGTAGTCGTACCGGAGGTTAACTATGGGTGACGGAACAAGAGAAGAGATCGAGGCTTACGGGCCTACCGAAGAGCAAGAGCAACAGCAGTTTGAAGCAGAGGTTCAACAGTGGAGACGTGAGTACGATGAATGGTGGAAAACTTTAGACAAAGACTCAAACTATATACAGGAGCATGACAATGCCAGTAATGGACATAGCTGAACAGAAACTAAAGAGACCCTTCCCCGTAAGCAAGTTGAAGTGGAGGAAGGGGCATGGTGGTAGTGGTGACTTGGTATATATAGATGCAAGGGATGTAATGACAAGGTTGGATGAGGTTTGCGGGCCTAGCCTATGGCAAAATAAGTTCGAGTTTATAGGTGGAAGAATGATATGCACCATATATATTTGGAGCAACACCCTAAAGGAATGGATAGCAAAGGCAGATGGTGCGGACGACAGCCAGATTGAAGGAGCGAAGGGCGGATGCTCGGACTCATTCAAGCGTGCAGCTGTGCACTGGGGTGTCGCTAGGTATTTATATTTTAAGGGTGCGTTCGATGAAAACAGGAAGCCTGCTCATTGGGCTACGCCGGAAGGGTATGATGAGATCATGGATAAGAGAAGTGTAACAGAAGTAGTAACGAAAGTTAAATAGGAGATAAAATGCACTGGTATGATACAAACGGAAACCCTCAGTACGAGGTGAAGAAGAAGGACGGTGGCATGCGTGCTACCACACTACGTGATGCTCGTAAGCATGGATGGGTACCGTCTGTCAC